GTGTACTAAGAGCCCTTAAAAATTGACCCCGCCCTAGTCTGCCCCCGAAACCACCAGCCCATCTAGGATGTCTACCCCCGCTACTACTCCTAGTTCCCCTGTATACCTCCCTAGTCAGACACTAACCTACCCTTCCTCACTCATGTTAGAAACTCAGGCACCCACGAAGAATCCGAATCGCTGTAATCACACAGACTGTAAGGTCAAACTACTGCTGAGCGATATGGCGTGTAAGTGCGGACATCGCTTTTGCGGAAAGCATAGGTACGCAGAAGAGCATATGTGCTCTTTTGACTACCGTCAGTCCGCCGCAAAGAATCTCTCTACCAGCCTCGTAAAGTGTGTTGCCACCTCGCTCAAGCAGACTATCTAACAAAACAGAATAGGTACTGGTATTCGTAGCCAATAGGTGTAAGGTCAATGAATTGTTTGTAGGTGAAGCCATTCGCCTCCACTTCGGCGACCACTTCATCCATTTTTGGCATACGGAGGTGATGTATTTGGCGACGTAGTTTTTTACTATCTTTGAAACGGAACTCTTCGCGGAATTCTGCGCGATTGTCGTCAAGGGTAAAATCGGCTTCGTATTCGAATTTGTCAAAGGTAACCTTGCTCCGGGTGACACGTTCTTTGGAGTATTTTTGTACGCTGAAAGCGACAAAGGGAGAGGCGGCTTCAAGAATCGGATCAAACTTCTCACGGTTGACAAGGTGAATGACAAGGCAGCCACCAGGTTGGAGCCAGTTGAAAATATTACGGAAGACCTGGTCGCGGTCACGTAGGTAGTAATAGGTAAAATAGTACATAGTTACAAGATTGAACTCTCCCGCCGCAAAGGAGCCGATATTTTCGGCTTCTTTGACTCGGTAGTCATTCTTAGGAAACTTCTTACGGGCGACCTCTATCATTGTTGTCGAGGCATCCATACCGACCACTTTGCCGACGCCCTCCTTTTTGAATTCTTCTACGTCACCGCCGGTACCACAACCAATATCTAGAACTTCGATTGTCTTCATTTCGGGTCGGTACCCCTTCGCCCAAATAAGAGTGAGACCTACTTCCTGTTGCTGCCGTAATGCGCCGTCGACAATCGTATCGTAGATTTTAGCATAGAATTTATCGTAGAGAGTTTCATTTCCTAGTACAACAATGTTTGCTTCGGGCGAATCGTCGGGATTCGCAAACGCTTCTACATCGTCAAGCTCGCTACGGCGACGTCCGACCATCGTCCAGCGAATATAGAGGTAATTCGCGAGCAAGATAGAGATAATAACGACTAATACAATTTGGATAGTATCTAGAGCATCAATGCCTTCCAACCACTTGGCACCCATTCCTATTAGATGCTTTCAAAATACAAATCGCCAGTCTGCGTACGCAGCTACCCAGCAGATTTCGCAACGTATTATAAGATATGGAGCCGAAGGCTACAAATAAACATACCTTATGTGGTTATGCGTGGGGCGATGTTGTCAATTCACTTGTAAAAGCAATTGGGTCAGGCGATATGGTACGCTCCCAGCGTTGGGCGGCTGAGTTAGTATGCTCGGAGCAGGGTTTAGGAAAGCTGGAGGCGGCGCTAGTTGATGCCTGGGCGACACACGTGGCATCAAATAATCCGGCGTGGTGTATGATGTGGGTCCATTCGTCGACACATATACGTGCGCTATGGATGCGAAGCGGAGAGTCTACAAAGGCGATACGAAATACACCACAGGTACGCCAGCACGTGGCAGAAGCCGTCTCGAGTCTTGTCCTTTCAGAAAAACGCCAACTCCCAAAAATCCCCAGCTCTGACGATTGTTTTCGTGACGCGGAGGCGATGCGTACCCGATTTCGAACGGGGCAGGGAGTGGCGGACCAGTTGAGTTGCCGGCGTACGTGGGCGGCGGGTCTGGAAAGTAACGATTTACGCTTAATTGGAAACGAGTTTGAGGCGGCGTGTCGTGCGACAAATCTTAATCGCGCACTTTTTTGGGTCGTTTGGTTTATTACGTTGGATACCCAGACAGAGCAGCCGCAGGTGAAAGAGCGCGGACCGAGTCACCTGACCCCCAAGCAACGGAAAAGTGTATTATGGTTTTTGATTGATGTCATTAAAGATATAGCAAATGATACGGCATTTTTATCGACAGACGAGCGTGCGGGGATTTTTAATACAATTGGAATGATGTGGAATAAGTTGGGGGCGAAAGGGCGGCGAAATTGTCTGGTAACGGTGACAACAATGATATGCGAGCATATCGCACGGCGTACAACGCCGCGCCTTACTGCGGGACCAAATATACCGTCCTATGATGCGATTAAGTCTCAGAATTCAACGATTGATGGTATTTATACGGCAATTGCCGAAGAGGCACGTAAGTTTATGTTAGAAGTTCCAAAAATTAATGGGTTGGTCGAGGATGCTACAGCAAAGGCGGCAGCAAGATTGTCGGCGGTGGATAAGATGGCACTGGCGTACGCGCTCATTTCGGGATCGGGTGGTAAAAAATAAATGACACGCTACGCTAGAATGGCTACACAGACGGGAGCCGCGCCACTTTGGAATAAAAAGATAACTGATTTATTTGCGGATTTGAAAATGTCAGCCAGTTCAATCACATCTGGAGTACGGAGTTATACAATTGATACCCCAGGATCTGGATTTCCATTTTGGGGACTATTTTTAATAGCAGTTGTTGCTCTTGCGGTTGTCATTTGGTGGCTTAAATATCGACAGTTTCTGGAGACACCGTATAATATTGCGCGGATTATTCGTAATAATGTGAAGGCGGCGAATCATTATAATATTGATAGTCCGAATCGTAAGGGATTACCGGATTTATATAATTCCCTTGTCAGCCGAGGCTACAAGGAGGAGAATCTTGGATTTACAAATTTCTACGTGAGTACGGTGAATGCAAGTGGTATTTTCTTCCCTGGGGTCAACGGTGTTGTATCAGTGGATGCCGCACGCTTAGCGGTGGCGGCAGGTGCGCGGGCGTTTGTCTTTGATATATGGCCGGATGTAGAGGCGGGTGGTCGCTTTGGACCGACAATTCAGGTGATTGAGGCAAATAGTATGTGGCGCCGTACAACACTCAATGCGCTTCCGTTTGTCCTTGTTCTTCAGGCACTTGTTACGGAGGCACTTCAGACAGTAACAAATCCCGGTCATCAAGACCCACTTATAATCTATTTACGTTTCCGCGGGCATCCGCGTGCGTCGACGTTCGATTTAACTGCGGATGCGCTACAGTCGGTCATTACACCGTATCGGTTGGACTTGGCGTTCAATAACTGCCGTGGTGCGGATAGACTCTTCAAAGTTCCTATCAATCAACTCTTCTCAAAGATAATTATTATATCAAATGTTCGAGGCACAGGACGATTTATGGATTATGTGAATTTTTCGATGAAGGATGGAATCAATCTTGAATATCCTGCGGGACAACTACAAACAATGACGGGCGATGCGGCAGCGGAGGCGCAAAAGAAGATTCTGATGAATCCGACGTTTGTTGCACCGTTGAGCGAGGATCCGTTGGCAGAGTCGAACGATTATTCTCAAAGAATCGCATTAGGGTTGGGCGTCCATTTTGTAGCAATGAACTTTTGGAGTAAGGGTAAACAACTGAAGGAGTATATGCAGATGTTTAACAGATATAGCTTTTCGTTGAAGCCACCGCCGCTCCAGTATGTGATTACTCGTTTGGATCCCCCGCAGATGCCGCCGAATCCTGGCTGGGGTGATAATACAACGGGACAGGCGGGCACACCACGTACTCCGCCAGATATCCGACCGCCGGTGTAGGACCGTCGGTAAGGACCACCGGTGTAGGACCGTCGGTAAGGACCGCCGGTGTAAATACCTCAACCACACAAAATTTGAATATACTGTTTACAATTTATAAGATTGTAAACAATGTTTCGTAAACTCTTTCGTCTATTTGTAATAAGAGAGCCGTCGCTACTAGGACGATGGGCGCTTACAGATATGAAAAAGAATAAGATTAAGATTGACTGGGCAAATATCGATCATTGCGGTACATGTAGTTATGAAGAAAAGAAGAAAAAGCCAGAGGTTAAACCAAAGCGAAAGTGATTACGATGCAAGGGTTGTAGCATATTCTTCTCCGTTACTACCCTGCCGAACAATTGGCGGGTCCAACCATAAAGATATAGAATTATGGAGAGTTAATTGATAATTCAGTTCCCAATCCAAAACATCTACAAATGGAAAAAGTGTACTTAGTATTTTTTTAAGCATACTGACTTTAAAAATCATAGCATCACATGTGCGTGTATGATAGTATGGGTGGGCGGGAAACCATCCGTCGTGGGAGTCAGGTCCGCGCACTGGTCGTAAATCTGCGCTGGCGCTTATAGATAAGAAATCCCACGGATGCCCTTCAAGTGCTTTCATCGCTCCATCAAGTTTACCCATAAAATTCTCTGAGAATAAGACATCGCTTTCAAATATCATAACAACTTGATGACCGGCAAGTACGGCTTTTTTAGCGGCGGCAGCCCAGTTGACAACAAGTGAGATTTCGGAAGGATTTAATGCATGTGTACGCCCAGAACTTATTCCTCTAATACAGTTATTATACGGAACTGCTGTGCGAATTTGGTCGTGATTATGTAATTGTCGAAGTTCTCCAATAGATAGGTCTGAGCCATAACATGAATATCCTATTGTATAACATTTAGGGTCTATATTATTGGAAGCAAACCATGTTTGTAAATAGTGTATACGGTCGGGCTCCTTTTTAGGATTACATAAAATATAAGTATGATCGATTGGCTTCGGCCATCCAATCATAGTTAAATATATCTTATAACTGCTGTTTAGACCTACATTCTTAACGGTGGCGTGTTGCCCTACGCTGTCGTCGTAGTGTCTTTCGTTTACGTGTAGACCGCTTACGCGCGGTGGGTACCACAGTAGCGTTTCCTCTACGTGGTAGCATACACTGGGCGTCATTTGCCTCTATGAAGAAAGGGGTGGTCTCGCCTTCTCCTTCGCCTCCGTGCTGCTTTCGCAGCCCTTTGCGTGTGCATGCACCGCCTTGCTGTTCGTGGAATCGCTTATTAAATAAATTTTTGTATTTGTTATAAATTTCTTGGTAACGGGCTTTATCTTCGGCTGTCACTTCAGGATAGTCGGCGGCGTTCGCGTCTAAGCGAGTCAGAATGGATTGGACCTCTTGGGGGTGAATGTGTGCATCGCAAGTAGGATAGTTCCAGCACATACCAATATCTCCTCCTCGTCCCTGTTTATATTCATCGTTACGAGATTGTAGAAGATCAAAATAATTTTTAAGTCCAATGTATTCATCTTCGTGATAATTGACTTCGCCGTTTTGGCGTCGGTGAATAAATTGAATCGCCGGTCGGACTGTATCCATAGTTGTAGCATCATCGCCTTCAGGATGGAGAATAGGAAATAATAGGTCAGAGCCTGGGGCACCGTTGGGATAAGGTACATTTGGATACACAAGATTATTGTTTTCTGCTGGGGCGGGCGGACGATTAGGAAAGGCGGTCGTAGGAATATTAAACCGTTTTTCGGTGAGTAGTGTTTGTAAATGGGCTCTTAGCATAGGGTCAATATTAAGGGGAGAATTCCATACCTGATCTATCATATATTTCTTAGCAGCCGCTAATGTTATTTTACCAATCTGGGCTTTGAGAATATTTGCTACTTCGCGGATTTTCTGGAAACGGATAAATTTCTCTAGAAGCATCCCGCCGCCGTAGGCAGTACAATCGTTTGAGAACGGCGAGGCACCGGCACCAGGACGAATCAAATCACTACGAGGACCGGCAGCCGGTCCAAGGGCGTGATGAGCGGGGACAATCTCTTCAGGATGATTGGGTCGCCGGCGCTCTTGGCATACACGTCCGCATAACGTACACCACCATAACTCATTTTCTATATCTTTATATTTATTATATAACTCCTTTGAATACGGTGTTCCTTTAGTAGGACATTTATGATGCATAAACATACAACCGTCTTCACGGCGGACATAGGATAAGCATACAGGACAGCATGAAAAGTTCTTCGCTTCCATACCTTCCTCGGAAAAAATTGTATCCATAAGGGCAACGTCGGATTGGGCGAATCCTTGCCATTTTACTTCTATGGGATCTGCCAATTTAATCCACTCTTTATATGCTTTACTCCCAATGATATGATGGATTTCTGTAAGAGTGAGGGTTTTATTACAGCCCTCACGCAAATAACACGGAAGTTTATTTTTAGAAACATCTCTATTGTTCTGTAAATATTCCTTAAATTTTGCCTGAGAAATACCGGCAGCTAATGGATGGCTATGAATATCATAGACTAATGCACCTGCCTCCGCGTAGTCTGTAGCGACGTCTGCCTTTCTTAAAATTTGTCCAGCAAGATTTGCTGCATAAAAGTTATAAACCTCTGGTTCCATAAATAGACTTTTAAGATCAGAGTCTCGAAGATCGCGTGGTATATCATCTTTACTCTTATATAATATTGTTCCTAGCGTAAATCCGTCGCTGATTTTAATACTATCATTATGTCCTTCCCTATTTTCAGGTACATTTGGATTTGAATATTTTATAGGAAGCATTTGATATTCTAAAAATTTATTCATGGCAAGGGCAAATGCGCGTATACCGTCCGCCTGCCACGCAATATCAGGTACCACGGTTGACATAAATTCGGCTGCCAACGCTTGTCTATTGTCTACATTTTCGTAATCTTCGGAATCGTAGCCGGTATCTTTAAAATTATTCCAAAAACTGTCTAATGGCATAGAATAAAAAGCGTATAATCCTTTTGTTATTAAATACATACCTCTAGCATTTATGGCTGATAGATATGGTAAATTTTGGGCGAGGGGAATTAATACATTTTTACTAGGCAACATATTGTCCGCAATAGAAGGAAGATAACTCTTTGTAGTTCTAAATGTTGTAGCTGAACCTGATAGCCACGCTGTAGCAACCGAGGCGAACCAACGATTCCAAAATTCAGGCTTTGTCTTACGGATACGAAATTGATTACTCTGTTTAGAACACGCGTACTTGTCTGTTGGTAAAACTTCAAATGTCTCTCTAGCCCCCTCAACAGAGATACTAAAACCACGTTTCATGTATTTATCTAGGCGCTTACGAATATACGGATTGCCACGCATGAGTGCAACCACATAATCAGACTGAAGAGTTGCCCTTTTATCACGAATATCTTGGGGGTGGCTTGCGTACACGTGAGCGCCGTCGTACCAGATTTGGCAAATTGTTAAATCAAAATTGGTGACAACCTGTTGAACGCTACGACGATGACGAACCGACATAATATCTGTAGGAGTTTCTCCAACCCCGTTGACGAATGTATGAACTCGGCGAATACCGTTTTTTCGTAGGAATGACTCACAGTAACTACTGGCGGGTAAAACTTTATATTTTCTACTTTCTAAAAGTGCTTCTCTGCCGGTGTAGAGTCCGTCAATCAGTCGGGGAGTCATACGAACTGGCACATAGATATCTAAGTCATTCACTTCGGGTGACGCACGTGGACGGTTTCCTCGTAGACCAGGAACATCGGCGTTCCAGGGCGACACGGCGCGTAAGATTGAGCCACCGGCAATAATAGCGCCGGTCTCCAAAAGCAAGGCATCTACACGAGCCATCTTATCGGCGCCAAACTTGCCGGCAAGCATTATGCGCACAGGTTCTAGCCACTCGGCAACTATCTCAAACGGCTTGACAGCGGGCTGGGTATCTTGGACCGCCGGTACGGGTACGGGCGGTGCAACAATCATTGGCATCACTTCTCTTAATATATGCCAAGTTTATGTTTTTACTCATTTCTTCACAGACGAAATATACCAAAGGTCAGATGTGAGTGAAGGATTTGTGAGATACGCGTAAGGAATAAAACCGTATCCACGCGACCCCCAACCCGCGCCCCAACTATTACGAAAAATAAACCATTTTTTATTATCGTCATAGCCAACGGCGACAAGCGCGTGTCCGCCAAGTAATTTATCGTTGGGTCCAGGCAAAGGCACAATACCATTTGCGGAGACAGCCGCAGTCTCAAATGATGAATAAACCTGGATTCCAAACACAAATGGGTATCCCTGGAAAAGTGCTTGCCGCATTGCCGTAAGCGTAGGTTGAATATTTTGGGCGGTCAGAACTCTATCAGAAAGGGCTGCCGTATAACAAGCCGGTGGCGGCTTGACGGCGTATTTATTTACAATGTAAGGCCAAATTGCTTCCGTACAGACGCCGTATTTTTCGAGCGCTTTTATACCGTCGTGTAAGTACGCTCCCGCATCGTAAGGAATATCATTTTCAAGAAGGCGTTCGTTATAGTATAGAAAAAGGCGGGATGCGACATATCCAGGAGCCGCATACGCAAAGGCGGCACAGAGCGCATTTGCCGTACAACTACCAAGATTTCCCTGGTCGTACACGGGAGGAAATTTAGACCGCAAATCAACGGCGGCAATAGGTGATGTTGTTGCCGGCAAAGTCAAAAACTTTAGTTGACTTTCAGGAAGACGGCTTATAGTACAATTATAAATACGTTGATTACCATTTACATTTAATTCTGGAATAATACTTACGTGATCGCGGCGATTCATTTACATGACTTTAAGAAAAAAATAACTCTAAATTGTAGGTAGCCATGTTCACTTATACCTCGTACAAACCCCATTTTCATGATGCGATTCAACGACTAGGAGAAGCAATTTTTGAAGACGATGCGTCGCATCAAATTCATATAAGTTTACGTGATGCCATTCCTGAATCGATTGTTGTTCTTCATCATCGCCGCGTAGTAGGGTTTGCGCTTCTCGCCCATACTCGCTTTTTTGGACGATTAGATGCCCTGGAATTATCGTATCTTGTCGTCCACCCCGATTATCAGGGCAAAGGTATTGGCTCAACTCTATTACAAAAAGTAAAAGAGATTAACCCTATTGTGGTACTAGAGGTATCGTATTTTAATCCGGATGCCGAGCGGCTCTATAGTCGCCACGGATTTAACATCTGGCGTAATATGTATACAAAAGCAACCGGTGGATATTTAATGGGCTGGTCTAAACAGCGCGACGAACGGATGCTTCGCCTACGCTCACGTCAATCTCCACAAGAGGGTGAAATAGAGGCTCCGTCGACGACGCATCACCCTTGAAACGGTAGCAGGCGTAGCCGCCGTTTTCGCTCGAGTTCAGTTCGCAATCGACCGCTGATTTCTTCATGACGTCTAAAATGGAGTCACTCAACTTCTTCTTTGACATCAATAACTTAAAAATCGCCTGGTCGGTTGTATCGCTGCCATCAATATTAGCGATTGTTTCGTCTACAAGACGCTCCTTGATTTGCCGGTCGGAGAATTTCATTACATAGGTGAAAATATCAACGTTGCGATCGGCAGGAGGCAAGTCCATGTGGGAGCAGATACGAATTGCACGACCCTTCACCTGGTCTAGACGGACATAGTTCCAGTAGGGCTCCATAATGTGGACCTGGCGGACATTTGCAAGAGAAATACCCTCGGCACCCGATTGGGTAATCATAATGACTTTGATAATTTGACCGATAAGATTGTTATCGACACCGGCGAGCTCTTTCACCTGTGCGGCGAGTGTTCCAGGTACGCGACCCCACTTGCCGTTAAAAATCGCCAACAGAATATTACGCTTCTCGCGCTCCTCGTCACCGGTATAGGTAATGTAGCGCATCTGACCGACACCACCGGCGGCAACTGTTTCGGGCGACAACGTCCAGTCACCGAGTGCCGACTTCACAATATCAAACTTCGAGTACTTTTGTTGGTATTCCAGGGCAACCGAAAACAGACCAACGCCCTCAAGGGTCTTGAAATTTGAGTACACAAGGACAGGTCCTTTCGCAAGCGTAAGCCGGTCAAGAATCGCCTGGAATTTAGGGGAGATTGTAGGCAGAGCCTCAGGTGAGAAGTAGTCAGCAGCGCGGGTGCGAAGCATTGCTACTGCGGCGGTGAGCGCTTCGGCATAACTCGCAGGCGGTAGCGCATTTGCCATATTTTCGGCAACTCCGGCAGCAGCAGCCGTCTCTTCGGCGGCAGTCGGTGTGCCGGCGGCGTCCTCGCTTGTCATTTCGGCACGCTCACCGGCTTCGTCCGCTTCGGCGATTTTCTCGACTTCCGTCACTTCATTTTCAGAATTGAGAATTTCGTCGTCCGTGACAACAACCTCTTTCTTTGCGCCGATCATTTTGAGAACGTCGCGGTAGTCGGCAGGAATAGGACGCTCGTAGTCGGCGGGGAAGACAAAGTTACAGGCGGCACGGGAGAAAATCTTAAAGGTCGAGTTAATATTTTTGGAGATTTGCGAATATACGCTATCTCCGCCGGCGGCAGGCTTCTTTTCCTTGCGCGCACGGACCTCTTTATCAATTTCAGGTTTGCGCTGTTCGGTATACTTCTTGAGCTGTAGGTCGCTCATATCAAGCATGACAACTTCATCGCGATTGACGGTCGCCATAAGGTCTGCCTTGCCGCCCTTATAGTACGAAATGAGTCCAGATAGGCGAGCCATTAATGGAAGTTGAAGGCGTTCTTTTACAATAAGTTGGTCTGTGTCGATGAAAAGTTCGCGGAATGACTTTTCAATATCGGGCAAACGGGGAACCGATTTGTAGGTGACAGCGGCAAAGGAGGTAACGCCGGCGGAAGCAAGGTCCGCTTTGACGCGTTCAAACCACGCTTCCACATTACGTTCGCGGTTCATTTCGTCGCTCATTCCTGCCATAGCTTCGTGGCGGATGAAGCCACGAAATACACCGGTGGCGGGATCGACCACTTTACGGCATCCACTGGGAACGGGAGTGATGCGAATGGTGGAGGCGGAGATTTCGGGACGGGGAACAACTTCGGCAAAATCGACTTCAGGATGTAAATCAAGCAACTTCTTAATCTGAACGCGCTTATCAAGACCAGATGTATTCACTTCCACCATACGAATATCACCGGCAAGTACGTTCGCTAATATTGCCACCTCCTGGGCGAAGTTGATAATAGGCGTCGCGGACAGCGCAATAATTTTACAGCCGACTGCGGAGCAAAGCATACGATAGAGCAAATAGGAAATACGATATTTCTTACCGACGGAGCAGAATTTTGGCTTATACTGGACAAGGTCACGGGGCTCGTCCTTATAAGTCAATTCAAGAGAGGAGTTATTGATTGTACGAATCAAGTTATGGACTTCTTCAATAATAATAGTCGCACCGTCAAACATTGTAGGATGATTACACGCCCAATCGCGCACCTGGCGCTCAAGCAAGCCGTTGTAGTGGATAAACTGGATGCGGTAGTCCATGTGCTCGACGATTTGCTCGGTAATTTCGCGACGCTGTTCGGGTCGCAGGGTGTCAAAATTGGGCTTTTTCGCACGCGCGGGGTCGGGCGCCCAGCCACCGCGACGTTTACGAATCGCCCCCAGCGGCAGACCTACTATTTTTGTTAGAAAGTCCAGCTCGGCAGAGGGTGTTTTAATAGAGGGAACTGGTACAAACGTCCAGTAATTATTTGTACGGAAGACAAAAGGTCCGCATTTTGTGATTTCGTCTCGGTAATTGGGTGATAGGGATGCGGGTGTCATTACGTAGACGGGCTTTTGTCCGGCTTGCCATAGTGCTTCTAGACCGGCAATAGAGGTACAGGTCTTACCGGAGCCGAGACCGTGGTAGACAAGGACGCCACGGTAGGGCGAGGGCTTTTGGATATAGTCACGGACAAACTCTTGGTAGGCGAACGCTTTCACCTGGGTTTTACTTGCGGCAGCGGCTTCAGCGCACGCATTGGGATTTGGTACAGCAGAAATAGGTGGAAGTTGGTAGCGACGGTACGATTGGATAATGAAATCCTTGAACGCACGGCGATTTGCGGGCATAAACGCATCAGGGGCGACTTTGATTTGGCTTTTGTCGGTTTTTTCGATAAGACGGGTGGAGAGTTGGGTAAGTGCGTCGGATGGGGGCGGCGCTTCTGTTTCTACTTCTACTAAGGGCTCCGCCGTGGGCTCCACTGCCACCTTTGCCGTTACAGCTGTTGTTGTGCCAGCCTCAGCTTTGGTTGATTTTACGGACGGTGCTCTAGGTTTTTTAGAAGAGACAGTAGGTATAATATCGGCTAAACCACCAGGTGCCCCGCTTACTCCTACACCGGTCCCTATGACAGTGTCAGCCATTTCACTCGGTGCCGCTACGGTGAGCGATTCCTGTAATTCATAGATAGACGGTGGCGGATCGGCTTTACGGATTTTGGCGGCAGCAATAGGAGAAACAAACCGGGGCGGACCTTTTGGTCCACTAGGATCTTTTGAAGCCATAGTATATCCTTATCTTATTTCATTAAAATAAAAACAAAGATATGACTAGGAATGATGAAGCGAGCCTCAAGTATTGAAAGTACCCCGCCAGATATGACAAATGCTTCGCCATTATTACCGAAATCTACACAGGATTTGCGGAAGAGTTATGGAACAAACTGGACGAAAGCGAATGTTTCGGTGCTTTTTGAATGGCTATCGATTGCCTCGTATAATATTCGTTGTTTAGAAATGGCAACAGTACACTATCGTAAGAAATTACGAATGAATACAGTCACTGGATTAATCTTAGCGACTTTATCGGGAACGATTAATACAGCGCAGACAGCATATTTGAATGGCACATCATCTGAAATAGTTATTGCGCTGAATATTGTATTGATTATTATGGCGTTTTCAATTGCCATAATGACGGGCTATATTAAAGTCTATCAAATTCAGGAAAATTTAGAGAATAGCATTAAGATAAAACAGGAGTGGATTGTATTTAGTACAGAGATTGCCTCAGAGCTTCAGTTACCAACTGAACTTCGTAGGGATGCGCTATGGATTATTATTAAGAACAAAACTGTATATTTAGAACTTTTGAAAATGAATTTAGAAATACCGGATTCTATCATAAAGCAAGCACGTAAGGATTTTAAGGAAGAGACAAAATTAAATATGGATGTGAGTAGTCTTCCCCGTATTTTGATTGATATTGGTATACAAGAAATGCGAGATTTGGATATAAATAATAAGGAGGAACGTATTACGTCAACCGCCCAAAAACATCTCAAACATTTAGCAACATTTCAGCCGAAAAAAACTGTATCAATGTTAAAACCTATCAAAGAGGAAGAGGACGATGAGAAAGTGAATACATTAGATTTGAATGATATCAG